GGGATTTCTAATCTTTTGGGATTTAAAACAAAAGAGAATACAAAACTACCATCGTTGGAGTCACGAGGGGAAAGATTGTACGTTAAAACAGAGTGGGAATATTTCGGCGCGAAATCGAGTTTGCGAGACGAAAGTCTTGAACTGTTGTAACAGGGGAAGGGACTACATCTGGGTCATGAATGAAGTGAGCACGGTTCCATTTCGGATAGAAGGACAGGGGTCCTTGCCATGTTCGGACTTTATCACGAACTTGTTGTAGTGTTGGGAACTGTTCTAGGTTGATTTCTTCAAGGTAGGAGTCGGCGAGTTTGAATTGGCCGGGAAGGAAACGTAGAATAGTTTGCATGGTATGTTCGTCATTGGTGGCGGCGTCGTCGAGAAATGTGTAATAAACATCACGACAAAAGGAGTGGAAGGTTGGATCCATTCCGCATGCTGCGTAGGCGATTCCAATTGCTCGGGCGGACATGTACTTAGGGATAGGGCCATGTTCTGGATAGCATAGTTGAGCTACTAGTTTGCCAATAGGACGGGTGGGCATTCCAAAATTGCATTCATAAGAGAGAGTTTGAATACGGTTGCGAAACATTGTAATTACGGATTTAGTCTTGGAGAGGACCATGCCATAACGGGTGAGTGCGTATGTTTCAAGGAATGTAACAAATTGTTCGAGTCGGATGATTGACCAGTCGGTAAAACCGGAGTTGTCATCGCCCATAACAAAGAGGAGAATTTCATCAATTTCATTTTCGGTGCATCCAAATTGTAGGAGAGCATCAATAATGATGTAGAGGTTAGCGAATGAATCGATATACTGCGTGTTGAGCATACCAGAAGCAATGCCTGAATGATGACGACAGTAAGCGTAGCCATCAGCGGTGATGAAAATCATGTTGTTGAACCATGTGTGAAGAAAATGAAGTAGGTTGTCAATGCGTGTGAACATAGTTTCGGGAGTGAGACCGGGGTATGTTGGATATTCATATGTTGGTTGATAGGCGTGGTTAATGACGATAAGACGTTCGAGGAAGTCAGTAAAGAACAAGTCTGTAATGACGCGTGGAACACGTTGATCAAAACCGGACCAATCAATCGTAAAGAATGAACGGTAGGACATTGAGATGCGATCAAGATATTGGTTGGCACCGCGAAAGGTTTCGAGGCCATACATGATACTGCATTCGAGTTTTCTTGCTTGGACATGCATTGGGAATGTTAGCATTGATTCAATGGTGAGGAAGCCATCATCAACTGCGTAAACAGGTCGTTGTTTGAGTACACCATCACGGTCAGAGATATGATTGCGGGTGAACAGCATTGTCGGATAGTCAAGAATGAAGTCGCGAAGTTGGGAGAGCTCAGGAATTTGAGAAGAGTGTGGAACAAAAGGTGTTGCGTACTCTTTAATGTGGTGGATGAGCGTGCGCCAGTGTTGGAGGAAGGCGTTAATATAGTATCCTTTTGAGCTTGGTTTGTCACGGTAGAGGTCGGGAGCTGAGAATTTGGCGTGTGCGTTAATCTCAAAATCACGGCGGTTGTGGTAACCAGTGCCAGTTGAAAGGGGTCGGCCATCGTATTGAGTGTCGACGAAGTGAACTGGAAGGAAAGGAGCGACTGCGAGTTTTCTAATCACAAGGGAGATGATTCTGTCACTTTCATCTGGAGAGATGGGTTGTGAAGGGACTTGGGGTTTGAAGAAGTCATGGACTGTTGCGTCTGTAGTACCAAGGGGTCGGCAGTATTTAGTAATGAATTGCTGATAACGAGGGTAGAGGTTATCAATAAGATACTGGATACGGTGGTTGACGGTAAAGCCAGATTCGGGGACTTCATCTGTAGCGGAGACGATTCTCAAAGATTTGTATTTCCAGGGAATGAGTGTGATGCCAGTGGGGGGGATACGGTTGGCGGGTACATCATTAGTGTTAAGTGGAATACGAAATTCAGCTGGGAAATTCTGGAGGCCAGATTTCTGTTCGAGAGTTTCAACGATTTGATCATGCTGCTGTTGGTAGTAGCGGTTGAGATCTTCAGGTCGAAATTTTGGTTTGAATCGGTCATAATAGCGCTTCAAGTCAGAATCGAGAGTGGTTTCAAGAGCCGTTTGGGAGTCTTCACCAGATTGTTGGAAAGTTTTCCATTCGTGGCGGAGTCTTTCAAGCTTTTCAGCGAGATAGTCACGGACTGTTGAATAGACCATTTCTGGGTAGATAATCTTTTAGATTTATCTTCTAAACAAAGATAGGGATTTGCAAGATTTGTCG